GATTGAGTGCACCGGAGATACACCAGGAGCCTTGCCAGCGGCAGGTAGATTCTGGACGATGAACCCAGAAGCCGAGAACATCGGCAACCTCCCACCTGGTTATTATGAGCAGCAGCTTGGCGGCAAGAACCTTGACTGGATCAGGTGCTATGTCGGTGGCGAATATGTGTATGTACAGGAAGGCAAAGCTGTATGGCCTGAGTACACAGACAGTCTGATGAGCGTTGAAGTGCTAGATTATGACCCTAGTGTGCCGATTCAGGTAGGATTGGACTTTGGTTTAACGCCAGCGGCAGTTATCGGACAGAAGATGAGGAACGGTCGGTGGCATATCCTGCATGAAATCGTGTCATTCAGCATGGGTCTGGAGCGTTTTGGGCAGATTTTAATCCACGATATCCAGACAAGATTCCCAAAAGCGCAAATATTCATCTGGGGAGATCCTGCTGGTGTTGCCAGAGACGGGATCTTTGAGGTTACAGCGTTCGATTATCTCAAAACACTTGGATTGAATGCCCAACCTACGGCATCCAATGACTTTATGGTGCGTCGTGAAGCTGGTGCGCTGCCAATGCAGAGGCTAATTGATGGCAAACCAGGCATAATTGTGGCACATGACTGCCAAAGATTGCGTAAATCACTGGCTGGTGGCTACCATTTCAAGCGAGTTGGTGTCGGTGGCGGGACAGATAGGTTCAAAGATGCACCCAACAAGAACGAACACTCGCATATCGGGGACGCATACGGCTATCTGATGCTCGGCGGTGGCGAGTTCAGGACACTGACACGGGGTCACATGATGGGTAGATCGCAACCAAGGTCAACAATAGCCAACCATGACTTCGAGATCTTCGCATGATCGTGCCTGATGACTTCATAGCGGAGTTAAATCTGGGCGACAGGATAAGAGTTGTGCCGTTTCACTACGGACACATCCACATGATGCAGTTATCTGACCTTGATCGCCGAGCCGCTAACGCTTTGCCTGACTTTAACGAGCGTATCCAGTCATATGCCGACGCCTACCCTAGCATGACAGTGATGATTGACGACAAGATCATCCTGTCTGCTGGCATATTCCAACTCTGGCCTAACACGTATGAACTATGGATGTTCAAAAGTGACGACCTCGCCAAGCAAAATGCACTCGACATGACACGCAAAGCCAAGATGTTTGTATCTTATACGACACAACTGTCCTATTTACGACGTTTGCAGATTGTAGTCAGAAATGATAATACTCCAGCGATGCGTTGGGCCGGGCTAATCGGGTTCAATTATGAGGCAACTCTAACGGCATATACCCCTGACGGTGTAGATTGCCATGTATATACGAGGTTTAATCATGGGTTTTCTAACACCGAAAATTGATACATCCGCTCAGAAGAAACAGGCCGCACTGCAAGAACAGCAGGAACAGCGCATCGAGACCCAAGAAGCAGAGGCTGGTCAGCGCACAGCCGCTTCACTCAAGGCTCGTCAGTATGGCGGTATGCGTCAGCTTCTCAGCCCTGAGCGTCTATCTCCTGAACTTGGTCTGTCCAAGACACTCAGCGGGATGTAATCCATGGTTGCCAAGAGATACCAGAATCCAGAAGGCGGGTTGAATGCTGCCGGACGAGCGTATTTCAAGCGCACTGAAGGCTCTAACTTGAAGGCTCCAGTCAAAGGTGCGCCTAAAAGTCGTGAGGCACTAGGCCGGAAGGCAAGTTTCTTGGCGAGAATGGCAGGAGTTAAGGGGCCAGACTTCGACGAGAAAGGCAAACCGACCAGAAAACTACTAGCTCTTAGGGCATGGGGTGCATCTTCAAGTGCTGATGCAAAGAAGAAAGCGGCTGCTCTCAGTGCTAGAATCAAGAATATGAAGGATTGAACATGGCAGAAGTATGGGACAAGCCTCGACCAAAAGGATTGGGTGCTAGCAAAAAGCTAACTCCTGAGCAGAAAGCGTCTGCAAAGGCCATGGCTAAAAAGGCTGGTCGTCCGTATCCGAACATGGTTGATAACATTCGTGCGTCTATGAAGAAATCAAAGGGTTGATCATGGCACTGTTGCAGGTAGAGAAAGAGCCGGAAGAGACTGGTGAATACGCTTGCCCACTTGCAACGCATGACATCACCCAGAATCTAAAGAACCGCAACCATGCGTTCATCATGTACGGCTATGGCCCAGCTAATCCTAATGAGCCTAATCTTCTATTCTGGCTGAAGAAGGCCGCAATGTATGATGTCTCTGTTCCAGAGGCCAAGACTATGCGGTGTGGAAATTGCGCTGCCTTTATCCAGACATCGCAGATGATGGACTGTATCTCCAAGGGGCTTGAGAAAGCACCGGAAGATGAAGGCGGCTATGATGATATTGTTATTGCTACCGCAGATCTAGGATTCTGTGAACTGTTTGCCTTCAAGTGCGCTGCATCCAGAACGTGTGATGCGTGGCTTGTCGGCGGCCCGATTACTGATAAGCAATATGCTAAGATCGAAACCCTTGATGAAGATGGAGAGTACGACGATGCCGCTTAAAAAAGGTTCCTCGCAGAAGACAATTTCTACGAACATTCGTGCTGAGATGAAAAAGGGGTATCCCCAAAAACAGGCTATCGCAATGGCAATGTCCAGTGCTGGAAAGGCAAAGCCGTCCATTGGTAAGTCAAAACCCAGTAAAGGGAAGTAACCATGGCTACGATCCAGCATACGAATGCAGCTACAGATGGAGCGATTGTATATACATGGACTGGTATGGCTAACAATGATGTCGGAACTGCTATCTATCTGGATGGCAAACATCATTTGACAGCACAGGTGCTAGGTACATTCAATGCTGCAACAGTCGAGTTTGACGGTTCTATTGATGGGACGAACTTTGTCTCTTCTACCAAGAAGAATGCTGCTGGTGGCGTTACATTCACTGCCGCAGGTATGGCAGCGTTTGACACGGAACCATTATACATTCGCCCAAAAGCAACTGGTGGCGGTGCTTCAACAAGCGTGACTTGCATTTTGCTAGTGCGTGGTGATTAAGGATTAAGTTATGGCAAGGATGAGCGTAGAAAACATTATGAAGCGTTCATCGCTTGCATCTTCACGCAAGGATGAGTGGCGTACAATCTATCAGGAATGCTATGAATACGCATTGCCACAGCGCAATCTGTATGATGGCTTCTATGAAGGTGGCGTACCCGGTCAAAAGAAGATGAGCAAGGTCTTCGATTCGACCGCCATTCATTCGACACAGCGATTTGCTAACAAAATCCAGTCCAGTCTGTTTCCTCCATACCGTGCGTGGTGCAGATTACAGGCTGGGAACGAGATCCCGATTGAACGTAGAGGGGAGATCCAACGTGTTCTGGACGCATATAATGAACAAATGTTCTCTATTCTCAGACAAACTAACTTTGATCTGGCGATGTCGGAATTTCTACTGGATTTATCTGTTGGTACGGCTGTCATGCTCATTCAGCCTGGTGATGAGTCAATTCCAATTAGATTTACAGCGGTTCCGCAATATCTGGTCAGCTTGGAAGAAGGGCCGCACGGGACGGTAGACAATGTTTATCGGAAACTGCGTGTGAAAGGTGAGGCAATCAGTCTGCAATGGTCAGATGCCAAGATTCCTGCACAGTTGCAGTCCATGATCGACAAGAAGCCGACAGAAGATATCGAATTGCTGGAAGCCACCGTCTATAACAAACAGGACAACATCTACTGCTATCATGTGATCCATGAGAAGAGTAAGTCTGAGCTTGTTTACCGCACGATGAAGGTCTCTCCTTGGATTGTAGCGCGATATATGAAGGTCGCTGGCGAAGTCTATGGTCGTGGCCCGTTGATTGCGGCTATGCCAGACGTAAAGACCCTCAACAAGACCGTTGAACTGGTCTTGAAAAACGCTGCATTGGCTGTTGCTGGTGTATATACAGCGGCAGATGATGGCGTAATCAACGTACAGACCATCAAGATACAGCCCGGAGCGATTATTCCGGTTGCCCGTAACGGTGGGCCACAGGGGCCAAGCCTGATGCCGCTTACAAAAGCGTCAGACTTCAATGTTTCGCAGATTATTATGAACGATCTGCGGATGAACATTAAGAAAATGCTGCTCGACGACACCCTGCCGCCAGATAATATGTCTGCTCGGTCGGCTACCGAAGTAGTGCAGCGCAGAAATGAGTTGGCACAGAACCTTGGTGCGGCTTTCGGTCGCTTGATTACCGAGGCAATGCTGCCAATCGTATCTCGTATTCTGTTCCTGATGGATGAAATTGGCCTGATCCTGATGCCTCTCAAGGTTAATGGTCAGCAGGTCAAGGTAGTACCGATTTCGCCACTGGCTCAGGCTCAGAACATGGACGAACTCAATGATCTGTTGCAGTTTATGCAGATCACAGCGTCTATGGGGCCAGAAGCGCAGATTGCTATCAAGAAAGATGCGATTATCGACTATATCGCTGACAAACTTGGTGTCCCGTCCCGACTGCTCACGACCACAGACGAACGTGAGTTGATCATGCAACAGATGGCAGAAGCTGCACAGCAACAGATGCAGATGCAGCAACAGGCCGCTATGCCTCAGCAACAAAGTCCTGCGGGGCCAGAGCAACTTAGTAACCAACCAGCACTTATGAGGGCATTGCAATAATGGATTGGAACGATATCGATGGTAATGTTGCCTACGTCAAAGGCAAAGACCACCTAGCAGAAATGGACGCACACTACGCCCGTGTGTTCAGTACCGAAGCAGGGCAGATCATTCTAGCCGACCTACGCAACAAGACTATCGAGCAGCCAACTTGGACTCCGGGTGAAGATGCTTCGCATGGCTATGCAAGGGAAGGCCAGAACTCTGTTGTTCGGTTAATTGAGGAGCGTATAAAACGAGCGAGGACTAGATGATTGAAGAAGAACAGACAACTCAGGCCAGCGAGACTGCTGACAACCAGAGCCTGTTAGCAGTAACTAAGGAAGAGGAAGTGGCGGTACAGATTGAAGTGCCTCACCGCGAACTCACCGCACAGGAACTGGAAGCAAAACAAGCTGAAGAACCTGAAAAACCAGATGAACCACTCGTCAGACCAGACTATTGGCCTGAGAATTTCTGGTCAGAAGAAGAAGGGCCAGACGTAGAAGCCCTTGCCAAGTCCTATCAGGAACTGAGAACCAAGTTCTCTCAGGGCAAGCACAAGCCGCCGAAGGATGGCAACTACGATGCAAGCCTATTCAAGAACCTGAATGTTCCTGATGATGACCCTATGCTGTCACGTTACATCTCAACAGCCAAGGAACTCGGAATCTCGCAGGATGCGTTCGACAAGCTGGCTTCTATCTACATTGAAGAGGCTGGTCAGGCTTTTGAGAACGTCACTGTCAGCCGTGATGAAGAGATCAAGAAGCTCGGCAATCGGGCCAATGATATTATTCAGGCAAACAACCAGTGGCTGACCAAGTTGAGCAGGTCTGTGCTGAATGAATCGGAAACCAATGCAATCGCCAAGGCATCTACCTCGGCAGCCTTTGTCTCTGCATTGAACAAGATCAGACAGGCATCAGGTGAGATGTCGATTCCGACTACAGATGTAACACCGGATACCGGAGTCTCGAAGGACGATCTGTACGCTATGGTCGGAGATCCAAAGTACGGCAAGGACATGGTATTCACACGCAAGGTGGAGAAGATGTTCCAGAATGCCTTTGGTGAACAGCCCTACTCACCATAATTGACAACATCGGACGGATGATTTAATTGTCCTCCGTCCGACAATCATATCTTAGATACGACCGGATACTTAGTTGGGTGACCCGTAAGGACAATCACGAACGATTTATCACATGAAACGCAATTTGGAGATTTAACATGGCACAGGGTATTTCCTCAGCCTTTGTCACGCTCTTCGATGCGGAAGTGAAGCAGGCATATCAGGGGCAACGCCTCCTGTCTGGTCTCGTCCGTGAACGTCAGAACGTGGAAGGCTCAACCGTAAAGTTCCCTAAGATTGGCAAAGGCTCTGCCACACTTCGGGTTCCTCAGACGGATGTAACACCACTCAACATCACATATTCGCAGGTCACTGCGACGATGAGCGACTACAATGCTGCTGAATACAGCGACATCTTCCATCAGGCGAAGGTTAACTTTGATGAGCGTCGTGAGCTTGTCCAGGTTGTCTCCGGTTCGATTGGTCGTCGTATGGATCAGTTGGTATTGGATGCACTTGCTGCTTCCAGCACATCGTTGACTGTCAGCAATGACATCGGTGGCACTGACACCAACCTCAACCTTACCAAGCTCCGCACTGCAAAGCGGTATCTGGACAAGAATAACGTCCCTATGGACGGTCGCGTATTCCTTGTTTCGGCTGCTGGCCTTGAGTCGCTTCTTGGTGAGACCGCTATCACTTCAGCCGACTTTAACTCAGTTAAGGCTTTGGTGAATGGTGAGATTGACACCTTCTTGGGCTTCAAGTTCACCATGATTGGTGATCGTTCTGAGGGTGGTTTGGCAATCGACGGTTCGCTTGACCGTGTATGCTTCGCTTATCATCGTGACGCTGTTGGCTTCGGTATCGGCATGAATATGAAGACCGAAATCAACTACGTTCCAGAGAAGACCTCATACCTTGTAAACGGTATGTTCTCCGCTGGTGCAGTTGCGATTGACGACGAAGGCATTGTCAAAATCACTTGCCGCGAAACCGCATAAGGGAGATTGAACAATGGCTTTTTCTTCAACAGGTTGGAACACGATCGCTGCCAATAAGTCTGGCAACGCTCCGTCTCTCTACTCCTACAAGTCTACTGACACACAGGCGACGATCAATACTAGTGGGTACTTCAACACAGTATCGACCCTCGTTAATGTCGGTGACGTGATCTTCATCTACGATGCTACGACCCCTTCGCTTGTTATTTCCTACGTGAATAGCAACTCGTCCGGTGTAGTTGACATCGCTGATGGTACGACTGTCTCGGCGACTGATACGGATTAATCCCGTTGAATCGCTGGTGCTAATTGAGGGGGAGAAATCCCCCTCTTTTTGTTTGTGTACGAATAATATATAAGGCGGTAATACTGCGTTGAAGGAGAACTCCATTGGCAACTGGTGACACCAAACTCACAATCGTCAACGACGCACTTATTATGCTCGGAACCAACATCATTACATCCTTCACTGACGGATCTAATGCTGCTCAGATCTCCGACCGCCTCTATGACGACATCAAGGCAATGGTACTCACAATGTACCCTTGGACGTTCAGCTACAAGAAAGTCCAACTAGCCCAACTTGCAAGCACTCCGGTTACAGAATGGAAGTACGAGTATCAACTTCCGGGCGATATGTTGTCAGGCCCAAGGGCTTTGTTCGTTTCTGCTAATCCAGGTGCGCGTCCAGTCACTGACTGGGAAGTTATGAACAACATGGTGCAGACCAACTACACCACTGTCTATATCGACTATCAGTTCGATGTCAGCGAAGACCTGATGCCGAAGTATTTTGTCCAGTTGATGAAGTACTATCTGTGCTGGCACTTTGCAGAGCCTGTTACTGACCAGATGAGCAAGAGCCAATATTGGGCTAACATGGCTATCGGTTCTGGTGAGAACGGTCGTGGCGGTTACTTTAGACAGGCCACTATGGTTGACGGTCAGAATCACCCACCTCAGATGATTGAAGACTTTAGCCTTGTTGCCGTGAGGTACTAATGACCCGCATAATCAATATCCAGACCAACTTTACAGTAGGCGAAATTGATCCGCTGCTTCGTGGTCGTATTGATCTTGCACAGTATTACTCCGGCCTGAAGACCGCTAGGAATGTTGTAATTCTGCCACAGGGCGGTGTGCGTCGTAGACCTGGCTTAAAGTTCATTCATGCTCTGCCATCAAGCGCGTCTGATGGTGCGGTTCTAGTTCCGTTTGAGTTCTCGACCAGCGATTCGTATATGTTCGCTATCGTCAACCAGCGCATCTATGTCTACAAGGCTGGTGTTCTGATTACGAATATCAACGGTTCAGGCAACGACTATCTAGCCGCTACCGAACTAACATCAGCCAGATTAGCTAACCTTAACTACGCCCAGTCTGCGGATACGGTTATCTTTACGCATAAAGATATGCCAGTTCAGAAGATGGTTCGTGGCGGCACAGACGCAACATGGACAATCTCGAACCTGTCGTTCGATTACATTCCAAAATATGCGTTCTCACTTACGATTGCGACCCCTGCTGCCACGCTTACGCCATCTGCTACAACTGGGACAATCACGCTGACGGCAAGTGCGGCAGTGTTTACTGCTGCTTTGGTCGGTCAATATGTCAATAATACAATTTCCTATGGTCGAGCCAGAGTTATCGAGTTTGTCAGCACGACTGTCCTTCGGGCTATCGTTGAAGTTCCATTTTCTAGCACGGGTGCAATCGCAGCGAGTAGCTGGGAGACTGAAAGCGGCTATGAAGATGTATGGTCATCTACCCGTGGTTATCCCAGAAGTGTGACTTTTCATGAAGGACGGTTATATTTCGGGGGTTCCCGTGACAGACCATCAACTGTTTGGGGTAGCCGTGTCGGTGACTTCTTTAACTTTGACAAGCAGACAAACCTTGATGACGATGCAGTAGAAGCAACGCTCGACGTTAACCAGTTCAATGCAATCGTAAACATCCACTCAGGACGTGACTTGCAACTGTTCACGACTGGTGGCGAGTTCTATGTGCCACAGGGACTTGGTGATCCAATTACGCCAGGTACGTTCCTTGTCCGTATTGCAACCCGCAATGGCTCTATTGAAGGCACACGTCCTGTTGGACTTGAGGCTGGCACGATCTATATCCAGCGCGGCGGCAAGATGGTGCAGGAGTTTATCTACACGGATACTCAGGCAAGCTACGTCTCAAACAAGATATCGCTACTGTCTGGACATCTGATTAATACGCCCGTTGATATGGCTATGCGACGTGCTACGAACACAGACGAATCAGATCTGTTGATGCTGGTCAACACAGACGGCACGTTTACTGCATACTCCGTGCTTCGCTCGGCAGACATTATCGCTCCATCGACCTTTGATACAGATGGTCTGTTCAAGGCTGTAGCCGTAGACATCAGCACAATCTATGTCGTTGTGCAGCGCACCATCAATAGCGTTGTGAAGTACCATGTCGAGACATTCAGCAATGATTTTACCTTGGACAATGCAGTTTCTGGTGGGGCGGCAGCCAACGTAACGGCTACCAACTTTGCGGCTAAGACTGTCAAAGTCATTACAGATGGCGTGGTACTTAGTGACGAAGTTGCATCATCCGGTGGGTTAGTTACGTTTGATCGTTCCTCTGTTACATCATATCAGGTCGGTCAGGACTACACGGTCACGATAGCAACAATGCCGATTGAACCTCGGTTGCAAGTTGGCAATATGCGTGGGTTCAAAAAGCGTATTATCGAGGTTGAGGCTGAGTTCTATAAGACGCAGAATGCGGCAGTTAACTCCGTTGAAGTGCCGTTTAGGACTTTTGATTCGGCAGTGCTAGATACAGCGGTAGCAGAGTTTACCGGATTGAAGCGTGTTGGCCCGTTGCTAGGCTACGACTATGAGGGTTCTGTAACAGTGACACAAACTCAACCGTTGAAGATGACATTGTTGTTTTTAGATTATCGACTCAGCGTGAACATGGGGCAGTGATATGGCTTTTATAGCTCCAATCTTAGGTGCGGTAGGTGCAATCGGTGCATCGGGAACATTTGCGGCTTTGGCTGGGTTATCCTCGGTTGTCAGCGCAGTAGGTTCCATTGCTGGTGGCCTGTCTCAACAAGCAACATTGAACGCCCAAGCCAAGCAAGCGCAGATGCAAGCTAAGGCACAGGAACTGCAATACCGTCAGCAGGGCGTACAGGTTCTGGAAAAGACCCTTGCAACGGCAGCAACGATTCGCGCCCGTGCAGGTGCAGGTAGTATTGATCCGTTCGGCGGTTCAGCAGGTGCATTGACCAACTACGCATTTGGTCAGGGCATCGAAGAGAAGCAAATGACCGAGATGAACGCACAGATTGCCTTCCTTGGTGGAGAGACCACAGCAGCCTCATTAAGGGCGCAAGGACAGGCAGCAGCAACCGCAGGGTTCATCAGTGCAGGAACACAACTCCTAAGCACTGGGGCTAACATTATGAAGGTTGGCGGGGTTCCATCACTTACAGCACCAGTTGCACAGCCTTACGGTGGTGCTGGACGGTTTGGCGGCGTATTCTAAAAGGATTAAGACATGGCTGAGTTACCGCGCTACAAATCATCGGGATTACAGGTCGCTGTTCCAGAAGGTCAATTTAGAGACCTGACTGCTCCTATGGATGCCTTGTCTAAAGGCATGAACCAGATGACCGGCTTCTTTATGCAGAGCGCACAAGAACAGGCTGTCGTAGAAGGTGAGAAGTACGGGGCAGAGAATGCGCCGTCACTTGAGCAGATTGCTACCGCTCGTAAATTGAATGAGCCATTGAAGCCTGTTGCAGAGCAGTTCACCTACTTTGGCAGAGCGGCAACCGAAACATCTAACAGGATTTTGGCAAAAAACATCAGTGCTGATGCTGACATGGCATTAGAGCGTTTGAAAACCCAAGTATCCAATGGCGAGATTCCTATCAACCAGATTACGTCTCAGACGAATGCTCTGATTCAAGGGTACTCAACAGTACTGAAAGACATTAACCCTGCGCTCGGTCGCAGTGTCGAAGCTGATCTGGCCCTGTCTGGCAACAGAATGTTCCTAGCTGCATCCAAAGCAGCGGCAGCAGATGCTTTAGCAGAACAACAAAAAAAAGCGGCAGAGACAGTTGAAAAAACATTGCCAGCATCCATTGCCCAAATATTCAAAACAGGGCCGATTAAATTGGCAGAAGGTCTTGACCTGTCAGTCGAAGCACAACTTGAAATTGCGAAGTCAAAAGCACTGAACACAATCAATTCTCTGCCTCCCAAGGCGCGGAAAGAGATGACTAATAAGCTCGATGGGTTCATTGCGAAAGCGGCTGGGAACAGTATTGAAGAAACCATTGTAACAGCCCAAGCCTCTGATGAATTAAACAAGGTAGCTAAAGACATCCAAAGCGGGGTCTATACATCTGCAATTAAAGACCCAGGTGATAGAATCACTTATCTTAACAAGGTAAATTCTCGCATTTCTTCGCTAGATCAGGAAGAAGAACGAGCAAATATTGGTCAGAGAATAAATCTTACGAAGCAGATTGATGACATTAGCGCAAAAATTACTGCTGGTGGCAGCGTGGCGTTAGAAGACATCCCAACCGTCAGCGCGTTAACATCTGTTTTTAAGGACACGCAGCTTGAAACGGTTTTAGCCGCAAGAACCAATATTGTAGAGGTAACTTCTGTCCTTGATAAAATTGCAACCATGCCATTGGCTGAAGTTAATACTATGATTAAAGAGCGTGAAGCGGCTCTTAAAACTGGGCCTGTAAAAGGCAGTGAGGAAGAATTAAAACAATTTCAGATAATTTCTGGAGCATTGGAGTCGCGGAACAAAGCTATCCAAGCCGACCCTGCAACCTATGCTACGAAGTTTCCAGAAGTTGAACGTGCTTTTGTAGGTATGGGCAGCAACCCAAGCACAGAAAACGTGCAAAATTATGTAACGCTATCAACCAATGCACAACTTAGCCTTGGCATTCGTCCTGAGAATGTGGCTTTGTTGCCGAAGGCCCAAGCAGATAACATTGTTAATGGATTCAACAACCAAGTCGCCAGTGGCGTCAATTACGCTGACTATCTTATGACATTGCAAGACACATGGGGAGCGGCGTTCCCACAGGTCTTAAAACAACTCGGTAAAGATTTACCTGCTGAAGTTGGGGTTGTTGCATCTCTTAATGAAAGAGACCGCACTGCCGCGCAAACTTTGGCTAATGCTTTACAGCCACAGAACTTAAAAGCATTAAAAGAGTCCGTTCCGACAGATGCATCAAAATCAATTTCAAGTGCTGTGGATACTGCAATGGTATCATTTAGGGATAGTTTGTTTAACAGCGCATCTCTTAATGGACCAGTTGAGTTTGAAAAGTACAATTCAGCAATTAATATCCTAGCGCAAACATACGTTGCCAGAGGAGAGGCTCCTGCCACCGCGGCTCAAAAGGCGTATGAAAAAGTCATAGGTTCTGCATATAGGTTTGGTGACGGGTATCGAATACCTATGGCTGTCGATCAAAATAGGATTATTACCACTACATCACTTGTGTTAAAAAATATTGAAAAATATGAGATCCAATCTCCAGTAAGCATTCTTGGATTTACTGACGTACAAGCAAAAACTCAATATGTGTCTAGCTTGGTTGCAAACGGAAGATGGGTTAACACTCCAGATGAACGATTTGGTTTAAGACTTGTTGATCAAAATGGTTCTCCTGTCATGTTAAAAAATGGCAAAATGTTTGAATTGCCTTGGACAGTATTATCAAAAGTGTATGGTGGAATGGTTACACCATCTGGAGGAAGAGGAACTGGTGCAAGAGCAATGGAAGGTAAATTTGTAGTTCCAGAGTTATTTCAATGACAATATTTACAGAACTCAAGTCTACCCCATCGTTTCTGGAAGAACTGTCAGTTGGCCTTGATTTAACTCTTGGTGCGGTAGCAGAAGAAACATTCGTCAGGAACCCGATAGCATCTGCTTTACGGGCGACAGACATGACGTATGAAACTGGATCACGGGGTAGGATTGTCAAACAATCTCCACTAATCCCAGCGGAAGACGCTCGCAAAAAAATTAAAGACTTAAATCTGGATCTGACCGTTCCTGATACTGGCATCCAAGAAGAATCGTTAAACTCTCTTATTAATTCAAAGCAGGATGAAATCGTCCGGCAAAGCATTATATCCCGTGGGCCAGCAGATTTATTCTCGACGGTTGCCAAGTTTGGTGTGAGCCTCGGCGTGTCTGCTATGGATCCATTGAACATAGCATCTGCCTTTATCCCAGTAATCGGTGAGGCCAGATATACAGCGTTGATTGCCAACGCAACTGGTGGGTTCGGAAAAGCTGTTGTCAGGGCTGGCGTAGGTGCGGCTGAAGGTGCAGTTGGTGCAGCTCTTATTGAACCTATCGTGCTGGGAGTGGCAACGTA